TGTAACTTGTTAGCAGAACGTTCAGCAACACGACCAAACACACGATTCATCTCACGACCAAAATTAGGTAAAAATTCAGACGATGCAATCTTACCTTCGGACACAAGTTTAATAAACTCACCTTGCATCATACCCATTGAACGTGCGGCTATACCGATTGCGCCTGGAATTTGCTCGGCTAGTTGTTGTCTAAGCTCTTCCATACTGAGAACGCCTTTTGAGGCAATTTGAGAAAGTGCATTGAATGCCCTTGACGCTTTATCTTGAGACAAACCTAACGCACCAGCAGCCAATGCAACACCTTTAAAAACATCCCTTGCATCATCAGTTGCAATATTTGAATTAACAGCAGCAGCCAAAAACTTACCGTAATTGTCAGTCATTGAAGCCAGCGACAAACCGTACTTATCTGCCATTCCTGTTAAGAATTTGAAATTTTCACCTGTCCTCTTGGTTGTACCAAACACTGCGAACATCGTATTGTCAAAAGCATCAAACTTCAACTTAGCATCCACAATCTCTTTAGTCATGAACGCTATGCCAGCAGCAGTGGACGCAAACGCTGCACTTGATACCTGTCCGATAACCGAATTGACTTGTCGTACCGTAGTCCTGGCAAAACCCACAGTATTGGAAGCGACCGACTTCATGAAACCACCGATCTGTCTCAACACACTTTTTTGCTTACGGGAGACATTCTTTGAAAAACGATTTATCTGTTTCTCAGCTCGTGTCAACCCTGAGCGTGTTTGATCATCGGTTGTGATCTTGACTTCAATCGCTTCTGATACCATTTTATTTTCCCGATCCTCTCGTTAGCTTAAACCAACCATTCCACAAATATATGTCAGTCATCGGCATTTCTTTAACGTCATGTACTGGCATACTCAACGTCTCGCCGATGTTGTGATACAACTGCAAGAGGTGATCATCTTCTAAGACTTTTTTACAACTTCATCTGCATAATGATCATCATCCTTTAGGTCGTCATACATCTGTGTTGCAACAGCTTCTAAAATTCTTGATGGAACTTTTCTCATTAATTCTTTAGTGTGGTGTTTTTTAAACATCTTTACACCGTCACTATCTCTGGACAATTGAACCACTGTTTCAGCGTATGCCTGGAATAGATTTCCACTGTTGATTAACGGAATTATTGCATCTCGTTCATTGGCATTGGCAGGTCTAAAATAAATTTCATAAGGTAAATCATCACAATAAACATTCTTCAGATCGCAAGCCATTTCGTCCTTAAACTTGTTGACCAATTGATCTAGCGCATTATTATTACTCATTCGGTATTCTCCCGTGTTCTCCCGTTAAAATAATCGACTAATCAGAGGACGGGAGAACCTACCGAAAAGCCGATTAACCTTATGCTACAGTAGTTGTAGTCAATGCACCTGTTCCTTGAATAGTAATAGATGCTTCAACCATACCGTCAAAACTTCCACTGATTGATAACCCTGTGACAATACCTGATCCAGTTAAGTAAGTATCACTCGAATCATCACCTTCAGGATATACATTTAACGTAACAGCAGCACCGTTCGGTAATGCACCCTGACCATTAGTATCAGTTTCGTCCCACCACACATCCAAACTTGCAGTCCACTGTTCCAGACCCAATTTAAACGTTCTAGCAGTATCACCGAGTGCTGTATCCTCAATGGTATCAGCAGATTCTTCAATACTATAATTTCTAACTTCAGCCACAGTGTCTGCACCTACCGCAACCGACCCTTCACTTCCGCAATGTGTAGCCATGATTATTTCTCCTATAATGACACATTTGGTTCATTTTCTTTGATTGAATATTTAATCGTAAACGACATATCTGCTATGGCAACTGGTTCTTTTCCATTTGCGTCAAACTCCATGTCGGTGGCATTCAATTTGACATCTTTCGATGCCCCACTCAATATTGTGTTGTTAGCCATCACAGTTTCAACCTGTTCGCACAACGTGTCCAAATTCGTAGCATAGTTATTTGTTCCTTTTACAAAACAAGTAACCACAAGCTCGACTGATCGCTGTTGTGTTCGTGGCTTACTAAGACTAATACCTTCTACCTGATCAGAATTTGACCTGATTGTAACGGCTGGCAAACTTGTATTTGCTAGGTCGTAAACTCTCGTATCATATACTTTCTCAGCAGCATCGGTGTCAGCATCAATGATGGCAGCTCTCACCGCATTTCTTATCTGTGATCGTGCATGAATCGCCATTATTGCGCCTCTAGGTGTAGAGTCGTTAGACCAGTACCATCTGGCTCAGTATGTATGATCTTATACAAGACTGAATCGACAGTAATTTCATCACCGTGCGCAACACTGGAAACCAACGCTTCTTCACAAATAAACATCGGTGCGAGTGATTCAACAGCAACACCACTGTTAGTTTCAGATGCCCTATAGTAACTATCTCGGAAGATGCCACTAATTTCACTCTCTGAAGCCACAATTGTGGCGGATTGTTCTGTAATTAAGAAGTTATCAGACTCGGCAAGCATCGGATCACCAGACTCAGTTGTCATGCGATCAACCAGCGTATCAGGGTCATCTGACAACGTTGCCGTTACAGCAAAATCATCAGTGTCCAAAAATTCAGAAAAATCCTCTTCAAATGCCATGATTAAATATTAACTCACTGGTGGATTGTTAAACTGAGATCGAATAGCCAAAATACCGATAGGAATACCGTTGGTATGCGTACCAGTTAAGTTAATAACTGGTCGAACATAACGGCTAGTTCCTCGATATTGTGTCATGAAAACAGCATCATCTTCAGCAGCGGCATCAATTTTACCAAATGTACCAGTATTTGTACCAGTAACGGAATTTGTGATATCGGCATCAGCTACATCGGTGAACGTTGAGTCATCAGTAGATTCTTCAACTTCCAGCTCGACATAAACCGAACCACTTAGAGTATCACCTGATTCACCAAGTAAAGCGTAAAAAGCAACACTATCATAACCAAACATATCCACAGAAGCACCGTTAGCATCAGCAGTTATAACTACTGGATCGACAACTTGTGATTCTTTAAGATTGTTTTCAAAATCTCTTACATTACCCATTTTCTAGTCCTCGCAATTGGTCACAAGTTAACCCTGTGACCTATTAAAAATTAAGCTGTAATTGCATCCTGCATTGCAGCAAAAGACTCAGCATGACGAACGTTGATGTCCACATCCTGAAAAGCTACAATCCTGACAGCACCAGTTGATGAGTTAGAATAAGGATCTTTCAAAATATCCAAACCGCCCCATAAACCATAAATCAAGTCTGCCCAGTTGCCATAAATGATAGCAGATAAATCAGTACCAGAACCTTTAGTAAGGTTTGATGGGACTTGATTCGATGCACCAACACGATAACCGTTCATTGATCCAAAACCGTCAGCGATTGCTGTATCTTGCCAGATGAATTGACCAGTGCTTGAAGCCTTTTCAACTTGCTTTAACTTACCTCGTGCTTTCGCATTAGTTAGATAACCAAGCGAACCAACATCAGCATTGTCTTGAGAAACCTCAGTCTCAAGGTCAACGATGTGACCCCATGCAGGTGCTAGACCGTTAGTGCCACCAGCGACATCACCTATTCCAGTTGTATTCAAGATGCCGATAGGTTGACCATCAACACCAGTACCGTTAATGCCAGCACGATCAAGTTCAAGCGCAATTGCTCTACTGATGTCAGCTCTGACAAAATTTTCGATACCAATACTAGATTGCTGAAGTAACTTACGACTGTACTCAGTTAACGCACCCACAGTCTTAGGTCTCAATGCAACTTGACCGATGGTTTGTTGAGATTCAGTGATCGCCCCGTTCTCAGCTACCCAGTAAGTTGACGCACCGCCAGTTTGTTTAGGAATTGCAATGTCTCCAACCAGACCATTTAGCGTGGTAGCACCCATACGCATGACCATCATTCTGTTTCTCAACAGATCAATAAACGAACCAGTCAACAGGTTGGTGTCAACAGTGTAGCCACCAGCAGTATCAGTGCCAACCAACAAATCTCTTTGCAGAATTTCGTCAGGAATCATGATACCTTTAGCAGTTCGACCGTTGGCTTTCTGAGTTGCTTCAGAACATTCATATTCAAACGCAGCGTCCTTCTGTGCTTTCATGTCACCAGGATTACCAGCGGCATTGATCGCTTTAACGAAACTGAATTGCTTCATCTCCTTTTCAGTCATGCCAATGTCTTGATGACTTTTGACTTCTTGTAAAGGAGCATTATCACCAGTGCTAATCTTAGCCATCACTGCTTCACGGAATGCCTCAACTGATTTACCAGCATCAATGTATTCATTTGCCATGTCAGACTGCTTAAATTCAGCTCCGATTTTAGACAAACTACGAATACGCTTAGACTCAGCTTCACGCACGTCATTTTTAACAGACTCGATGTCAATTTGATCATTAGCACCGTTGTCTTTGGTTTCATCATCCATTTTTAAATCCTTCTTTCGTTTGTTAATAATTTCAACTTCATGCTCGTCATCATCTGCCCGTCCAACACCGACTGAAAAATCCGCAGGGATCGAAACACTCGATACTTCCATAGGAGTCCACGAACTCACACGGTAAATATCACTGTCATCCTTGTTTTCTTCTTCAAGCACCATCTTGTTGACTTGATAACCAACTGAAATTGATGTTCTGATACCGTCTTTAATATCTTGGAAAACCTCTTCTCCCAATACGCTTTTACTTAACCTGACAACGGCTATTCCACGCTTACCTTCGATGCGAGCATCTTCAATAACACCTATCTGTTTTCTGGTATCGTGATCCAACAGAAATGGTGCGCCACTTCTCAAACGAGAGAAGTCTATTGACTTTTCACTATGATCCAATATTTCATAACCAAAATACCGCTCATAAGGTTCTTCAGAAGAAAACGACAATTCAACAGTTCTGTCATCTTCATTGATGTGTTCTTTTGTAATATTAGCTGTTCTGAACAGTGTTTTCAGTTTCATTTGCCACCTCTATCATCTCTAATTTAATTCCAAGTTCATCTAGCCTCTTTTCATCGTTGGCGATTTCCTCAAAAACCTCGTCAGGGTCTTCGCCTTGCCTACGGATGATTGAAGAAAATGAAGTTGTTCTATTTTTAAGGCTTCGCTCATTTGCTTTCTCATCCTTGAGTGGGTCAACCCACTGCCATCTCTTCCCTTGCCAGCTAACGTCGTGATATTTTTCAATTTTTGAAATATCCAGCGAGTGACCATTAATTTTAATACTACCAAGTAATAATTGAATCCTCAGCCATTCCTGATAAACACGATTTAAGAAACATTTAACGTCCTCCTGTTCAGCAACATACATATCCCTTTCTTCAATCAATCCAGATCGATATGAGCTAAAATTAACCCCTTCCAAGTCATTTGCAAACGAGTTATACGAAACTCCAAGACCAGACGCTATCCCTCTAAGGCATCGTTTCATAAATTCTGGAAATTGCTCATGCGGATACGCTGGATCATAAGCGTGAAACTCTACGCCTTCTGGTAATTGCTCAAATGTTCCAGGGTCGGCATCGCTAATCAACGAACCATCACCAGCGGTTTCATCACCCACATAACTAGCACCTTGTTGAGAGGTAAAAAACCCCATCTTGGATGCGCCCGTTCTAGCAGCCACAACGGCGCTTTCTTCGTAACCGTCAAGCATCTTCATTCTGGACATGGCGGTTGACATTCGTGGTAGCCCACGCTTCTGATTCACGTATTCAGTTTTAAATTCGTGAATTACTCTGTCAGCAGCAATGCGAATATACCTCATATTACCTGCACCATATGAATCTACGTTTGGGTCTTGCTCTATGAAATGATAAGCAACAGGTCTTCCCCACTGGTTAAACTCAACACCCATCTTTATATA